GCTCTAGCATTATCGTATTCAAGAATCATATTACGAATAAACCCAGAGTGTTTATCGACCATATTTTCATCGTAGGTCTTTTCCCACATTTCAATTATTTCTTTTAAAGTGAATTTCATTTTATTCCTCCTAAAGTTTTACGACTTGATAAATTTTCTTAGTCTTAGGTTTAACTATTAAATAGTTTTCAATAGCCATTCTTGCTCTAACACCTTTACCTATAAAAATAGCACGAGGTAAATAGTTTTTAGAAGCATATTTCAACCCAGCTTTTAATTCTCTATCTTCGTATTGAGGAAGAACTTTTTTCAGTTTATAAAAAGTGTCATGCCCCTCTTCTATGAATGGTTTAATATCCAAAGCAACTCTTTCTTTAAATGCTTTAGTTAGTTTCATAGGTCTTTGTTTGTCATTTATATACATAATCGTCTCCTTTGTTATATACCATTATACCACACTATCGTTTTTTGGTCAAAAAGCCTAGTTTTCTGCATATTTAAAAACCTAAAAAAAGCAAAAAGATGTGATATTTAGTACCTAAACCGAATCGATTCGTATTTTTTTAAATTTAATAATATTGTGAAAATGTAGGTTTTCTGCACCTTGTATAAGTATATTTGCTTATCACTTCTAATCTGTTATAATAATATTATAAACAAAGGATAAAAAAATGACAAAAAAAAATTATAAAAATATTATATTTACTAAAAGTAAAAGAGGTGGTTATGAAGCTAATATTAGTGATGAACTTTTTAACAAAGGCTATTACATTTATAAAGAATTAAAATATACTGGTAGTAGACAACTATGGGTCTTGATGAAAGGTCATACTAATGAATTAAAAGTTAGTTCTAATTTAAGTAATCTTGATTGGTGGATAAGTAAAAACCTGACTAGCTAACTGTAAAAATAAACTAAATCAAAAGAGGACTTACATAGTCCTCTTTTTTTTTGTATACTGTTAGTACCAAGAATTTCACAACTGATATAGACTGGCTTGGCAGACACCCTAGAGGACTATATCTTTTACTAGGAGAAAATTATGGCAACAACAACTTTTTCAGGACCAATTAGGTCTGAAAATGGTATGCAACTTATTAGCAAAAATACTACCACAGGTGAGGTAAGAAATAGGTCTAGAGGAGATTATCCTCAAGATTCTAGAAGATATGACTTGTGGGAATATTTTCAACAACTACCAGCTCTAAATGGTTATTTGACTGGTTCAGAAACTAAAGATTTTGGAAGCATTGCAGATGGAGATGAGGAGGCAGAAGAAGTAACTGTTACTGGTGCAGCACTAGGAGATTTTGCAATGGCTTCTTTGAGTGTAGACTCAACAGACCTTGTAGTTACAGCAGAGGTAACAGCTTCTAATACTGTAACTGTTGTAGTGTTAAACAACACAGGTGGTGCAATAGATTTAGGTTCTGCAACTTTATCTGTTAGAGTTTTTAAATTAGGTAATGTTACTTTTGATAAGAATAAAGATTTTGAAGTATTAGGAACTAATATGACTACTGCTTTAGTTGATTACCCATCTGCACACGCAGGTATGAAAATGACTACTGCAGGTGCTGACCAAGACCAAGCAATATTAGCACCACATTTAGATTCAGGACAAACTGCTTGGACTGGAGTAAAATGGGGAACAGAAAACTCTATAAGATATGAAACATCTATCGACATTACAAATATTACTAATGTAAAAGTATGGGCTGGATTTAAATTAACAAATGACCAATTAATAGCAACCGATGCCGACCAAATATTTTTTAAGTTTCAAACCGATGCTACTAATAGTGAAACATTTGCTGATTTTACAAAGTTACATTTTGTTCATTCAATCGGTGGAACTGATTTTATATCACAACTACCTATAACAGTAGCAGCAAACACACAAATACATTTAGTGATTGAAGTAGATGCAAATAGACAAGCTACTATTTTTGTAAATGGTAAACAGTATAATATTACTAGCACCTCTGGCACTACTGGTACAGCAGTTACAGAAGTTGGTCCTAGTCAAATAGCTACAAAGACTGGAGCATTAACTAATGATGTAGATTTCATACCTTATGTTGGTATCGAAGCAGGTGCAGCAGAAGCTAAAATTTTAAATGTTCAGTATCTAAGCTGTAGCCGAAATGTTTTTGAATAGGAGATAAATTATGGGTTTACAACTTCAAGTTAAATCTTTTAAACCTATTGCAGCCTCAACTACAAGTGTAGCTGGGGCTCAAACTTTAGGAGGTGCAGGTAATATGACACTTGCAGGTACAGCTTCTACTTTCAATGGAACCAATACAGCTTCTTTAGTAACTTTTACATCTACTGGAAATATATCAGGTGTTACTTTTACTGTTACTGGAACAGATGTTAATGGAGATGCACAGACTGAAGCTGTTACTGGTCCTAACAATACAACTGTTTTTTCTAGTAAGTTTTTTTTAACTGTTACACAGATTGCTGCATCTGGTGCTGTGGGAACAAACACTTCAGCTGGTAATTCACATCATTGTTTAGGTGCGATATTTTCAGGAGCAAATAGAGTAAAAGGTTTTAATGCAACTTCTGGAGGAACAGCTAATGCAGAGATAAAGTTTCGTGAAACATCAGGAGCTGGAACTGTAAAGTTTTTTTATTCGTCTGCTACTGCAACACAAGATTACTTAGAACCTTATATACCAGACGAGGGTGTATTATTTAGAAATGGTTCTTATATAGAGATGTTAAGTGGAAGTGTAGCGACTGCTACTGTTTACTATGGATAAATATACTGAAGATTTACTAAGTTTTAAGAATGGTGGTATGCCACCCAGAAACAAAAAAAACTTTAGACCTACTGAATCAGGAGCAGGTATGACTGAAGCTGGTGTTAGAGCTTACAGAAGAAAAAATCCTGGGTCTAAATTACAAACAGCAGTTACGAAGAAAAAGAATCTAACTAAGAAAGAGAAAGCAAGAAGAAAATCTTTTTGTGCTAGAAGTTTGGGTCAAATGAAAAAATTTCCTAAAGCAGCGAAAGACCCAAACTCTAGACTAAGACAAGCTAGAAGAAGATGGAGGTGTTAATTGAAGTTATCAGAAAATTTTAGTTTACACGAGTTTACTAAATCTCAAACTGCAACTAGGCATAACATAAAAAATGTGCCTAACGATAAACAAATATTTAATTTAAGAAATTTATGTGTAAATGTTTTACAGCCAGTCAGAGATTATTTTTTAAAACCTATGATTATTAGTTCTGGTTTTAGGTCAGTAGAACTTAACATTAAAATCGGCTCAACTATCAAGTCGCAACATATACAGGGTATGGCTGCGGATGTGGAAGTTTTAGATGTTGGTAACTTGGAGTTAAGTAATTACATACACAATAATTTAAAATATGACCAACTCATTTTAGAATTTCACAACCCAGAAGACCTTCACTCTGGATGGGTTCATGTATCATATAATGCTGAAAACAATAGACACGAATATAAAGAAGCTTACAAAAACGATGAAGGCAAAACTAGGTATAGGTTACGATAATGCCAATGGGAAGAAGTCAAATGAGGCAACAAATCTCAAAGCCTCCTCAGAAAAAAAAATGGACAAGAAAAAGAAAAGCTAGTATAAATTGTGCTAAACCAAAAGGATTTAGTGAAAGAGCTTATTGTGCAGGAAAAAGAAAAAGCTTGGCTAGTAAAAAAAGTTCTAAACGATAAAGAATGTAACTTCATAAAAAATTATTTTTTTATGAAAAAAAGAGTTTTAGATTTTAGATTAGCAAACAAAGTATCTAGTATATTTCAAGAAAAAAAATATGGTTGGGGTCATTATGGAGATGACCAATGCACCTCCACTACTTATTGTAACTACGGAGATATATTAAATGATTTATATTTATTAGATTTTTTATCTTTAGTGCAAAAATACGAAAAAGAAAAAATATATCCTACATATACTTATATGAGAATTTACAACAAAGGTGCTGTTTTAGAAAAACACAAAGATAGACCTGAGTGTTTTATCTCTACTACATTGTTTGTTAGTGGACAACCTTGGGACATTTATATAGGAGATAAAAGCTATTCTTGTAGTCAAGGTGATATGATAATTTATAAAGGTTTTGAGGTAGAACATTGGAGAGAAAGATTTAAAGGAGACTATTGTTTACAAATATTTTTTCATTATACAACAGAAAAAAAATTAATGTTTGATAAGAGACCTTTACCTGGTATAGATTGTAATTATATGAAAATGTCTGATGAGTAATGAAATATTAATATACGAAAACATTTTGCCGAAAAAAACTTTAGATAATTTATTACAATTTGTTTTGTTTAATAATGAGCATTGGTACGGACACGCATCAAACTTTAATTCTGATAAATTTTTTTATTTTAAGGATTTTTCAGACAATATTTTTTTAGCTGACACTATTTTTCAACACATACTAGACAAAGTAAAAATGAATTTAAAGTATAATAGAGTATATGCAAACATCCAATATGTTAACCAAGATGGCGAATTTCATATAGATGCTCACGAGATAAACGCATATACTTGTATGATTATGCTTAGTAAAACACTACAAGAAGGTTCAGGTTGTTTTTGCACAAAAGAAAAAAAATATCCTTTCATACAAAATAATTTATTAGTTTTTAAATCAAGTATTCAACATATGGGTGAAGCACCAAAAGAGGGTAGAGAACCAAGAGTTACTTTTGTTTATAAAACTCTAGTGCAATAAGTAGACATAATCATTTTGTATCTTTATAATAATATAAAAAGGTGATTTATGACGAAATTATGTCCGAGAGGAAAAGCCGCAGCTAAAAGAAAATTTAAAGTTTATCCCAGTGCCTATGCAAATGCGTATGCTTCAAAAATATGTGCTGGTAAAATAAAAGACCCTAGTGGTGTAAAAAGAAAAGATTTTAAAGGACCAAAACCAGCTAAACTAGGTGCTTTGATTAGCACACATGAAGGACACGATGTCATGGGAGGTTCTCTTGAGGGAGATTACGGAGTAAACGAAAGTATGAGAGCTTATTACAAAGATGTAATAGATGGCTAAAAATGGTTTGAAAAAATGGTTTGCTCAAAAGTGGGTAGACATAGGAAGTAAAAGAAAGGATGGTTCATTTGCACCCTGTGGAAGAAGTAAACAAAAAGCAGATGCGAAAAGAAAATATCCTAAATGTGTTCCTTTAGCAAAAGCTAGAAGAATGACAGAAGGTCAGAGAAAAAGTGCAGTAAGTAGAAAAAGAGCTAAAGCTCAAGGAGTTGGTGGTAAACCAACAAATGTGAAAACTTTTGCAGTTCAAGGAGGACTAGCAGATTATTATAAAGGAGTGATATAATGACTACAAAAATATTAGGACAAGAATTTAAAGATTTTAAAAAAGGAGACCTTATTAAAAGATTACAAAGTAAATTTGGTAAGGACAAAGTAAACAAAAACACTTCTATGAAAAAATTAAAAGAATTAATCGGTAAAAAAGAAGGTGGAGTTACAGAGGGTATAAAAAAAATTAAAGCTAAGGGTTTAAAAGACGGTGCTATGATGATGGGTGTAAAAGCTGGATTGATAGGTGCAGGAGCACCGACTATTTTAAAAAATAAAAATAAATCAAAAGTCAAACTACCTGGTGATAGACCTAAAGGTTCACCTTCTCCAACTGTTTTTCCTAAAAAGAAAAAAACTACAAAAGGTGCAGTAACTGACAAAGAGTTAAAATTTAAAGGTGTTCCTTCTTATTATGGTAAAGAACCAATTAGAAGAAATGTCAAGAAACCTAGAAGAGCTTTAAGTGAAGGAGGAATGAATTTGTCACCAAAAGCTGATTTAGATGGTGATGGTATGTTTAGTAAATATGAAAGAGCAAGAGGAGAAGCCATACAAAAAGCTATGGCTGAAAATAAAAAAGTAGAAGGAGGAATAGTTCGTGGAGGTGGACAAGCTATTAAAGGAATAAAATTCAAAGGTGTTATGTAGGGTGAACTATGGCTACTTCTGGAACAACAGCTTTTGATTTAGACATAGATGACATCATTGAGGAAGCCTATGAACGATGTGGTGTACGCACTAATTCTGGAAAGGATTTAAAATCAGCAAGGCGAAGTTTAAATATACTTTTTAGTGAATGGGGCAACAGAGGGGTTCACCTATGGAAAGTAGAATTAAAAGAACAATTACTAACAGCTG